GTCCGCAGCATTTCCTGAGAGACCCATCGCCAAGTTTGGGTGTGAAACAAGGTTTTTACCCGTAAAAGACGCATGAACGGAGAGGTCAATAGCAGCACTTCCGTAATCTTTGATAGTCGTTGAACCATCAGGGTCATTGCACTTGTAATAGTGACGAGGAGAGAGAGAACGAGTGTAGATGTCAGCCAAATCACTTTTGAGGTTTTCCGCAGCCAACAGGGACAGCAAATCAAAGCAATCAATGGTGATTGTTGAATCCTTACCAAGTTTTGAGAAATTGACTGGAAATCCACTGATGTACCCACGAAAAATGGTGTATGCGGTTCCGTTGGCGGTGCCTTCAATTTTTATTTGTCGGCGAGGCGTCAACTTGTTCGCATAGATTGAGTCAAAGTTGAAAGGGTCATAAACACGAAGGTTGTTATCAAGGACAACACTTGCCGTTGAAACAAAATCCTCAGAGAAGTCATTATCACGAGTCCGATGAATGGACACATTTCTGACATCTGATGAGACATTTACCCAAGAAGGGTTGGGTTCGTAAGCGCCGTCATCAAAAGCAATCCAAACACCAAGAACAGGGACAGCCATTACATAGTCCTAATGGGGAGTTTTCCAGCCCTCTTCTCGTAAGACTGAAGATGCCTAATAAGTTCACGACCTATTTCGGCTGAATCGCCAACACCCGTTTGGATTGTGATGTTGTAGTTGTTACCGCTAGTCGCATTGCCACCCCGACCAAGTGGGATAACAGCCTCGTCACGCCCTGCCTCACCTAAAAGCGCAAGAGTTCCACCACTACGGGCACGAACAATACCGCCGTTAGCCAATTGAGGAACCATGCCAGCCAACGCCGACATAGAGAACTCAATGTCAACACCAAAGTTCTTTTTCAACTTGTCAATCTGTTTTGCAGTCAAACCTTTTGAAGTCAATTTCAGATTCAAACTTTTGACAGCCTCTTGAATACCTCTGACCAACTCAGCGCCAGTGTCAAGACCTGTCTGATAAAACTGGTCTTTAGCAGCGGTAGCGGCAGTATCAGCGGTGCTAGTCAACTGTGTGAACCACTTGTTCGCATTGGTAACAGCATCGGCTCCGCCCGCAATAATTTCTTGCCCAATAGCCGTACCAGCCTCAGCACCAGCCGCAACAATCTGTGCAATACCAGCCTCATTCAATTGCGCTGCTCTCAAATCGTCAATCAACTTACTGAAAGCAACAGCGTCGTTGTATTGCTTTTCCAAAGCCTTCATAAAGGACATCTTGCCCTCTTCAGCCTTGCCTAAAGCCTCAGAAGCATCAGCGTAATCCTGCACCGCTTTCGTATAAGCCTTGTAATCACGGCTTTGCATAGCGTCAGCAACGGCTTTTTCTGCGTCGGCAACGGCTTTCTGTGCACTGGTGTAAGCATTTTGACTTTCAAGAGATTTTTCCAATGCCTTACTAAACGAGTACACACCCATAATCGCATCTTTGATGCTCTTTCGGAACTCGTTTGCTTTCTGCTTGTATTCGTCAAAGAAACGATTTGCATTTTGAAGAGCGTCCGTGCCAAGTTGTTTTGCTGCCGCAATCAGTTGTTTCATCTTGTCATTTGCTTTGCCTGCTGCTGCTGCTGCTGCTGCGGTTTCTGCTTCGGTTTTTACCTTTTTAGGTGTTCCAGCGTTATACCCCTCAAACTTGCGGAAGTCGGCAGCCGACACTTCTCTTTTTGCAGCAGCCAATTGTTCAGTCAACTTTTTGGCTGCCCGAGTGGTCGTGTCAACTTTTGCCGCTGACAAATCCAACTGGAAGTTCAACATCTTTATTTCTTGAATGTCATCACCGAAAGGCAACTTGTTCCACGCTTTGATGAGAATGTTGACCCCTCTAATAAATATATTGATGAGTCCTTGGTAATACTTCAAAAGACCATTGATGGCTTTTTCAGCAAAGTCAACAATGAGGTTCCAAGTTTTTTTCCAAAACAGTTGGAAGCCTTCAAACTTTTTCCACAAAATGACAAACGCCGCAACGAGAGCAACCACAGCAACAATTACCCAAGTAAGTGGGTTCGCATACAAGGCTGCGTTGAGACTCCAAGTAGATGCTGTTGTTGCTGTATTCGCCGCAGTCAAAGCAGTCTCAGCCGCCACTAAAGCAGCAGTAGCGGCAGCACCACCGCCCGCAGCGACGGCTGCCGACGCTTGAGCAACAGTCAGTTTGGCTTGAGCAACCATCGCAGCAGAAGCAGCCGCAGCCTCAGCGGTTTGAGCAGTACCCAAACCGATAACAGAGGCGACCAAACCCCACACCGACTTGGCGCTACCAAGAAGCATGTTGATTTTCCCAACTGCTTTCAAAGCAACATAACCAGCAACAATTCCACCAATCAACGGCGACCAAGCCTCTAAGACGCCGACATGGTCTGCGACAAAGCCTGTAGCCATTGAAACAACCTGAACAAGACCCATAAGAATTGGTACCAAACCAACCGTCAACTCCACCACTAGCGGAGCCAAAATGACACTCAAATCAGTAAAAACCTGTCCAAGAGCAAGCAACGCTGGTTGCAAACTAGGAAGCACCATCGCCATTTGAGCAAAAGCAGGAACAATTGCCTGTACCGCCGAAACCATTACCGTTGATAATGCTTGCATGATTGGACCAATAGCAGGCATCAACTTTTTGAACGCATCCATTGCGACAACAACCATTTCGTTGATTGGTTTAGTCATGGCTTTGAAAGTTTCCCCAACAGCATCATTGATGTCAGGCAACGCCATTTTTATCGCCTCGGTTGCTGGCTTCATCATTTCGCCAAGTGCAATGTCAACATTGTCTTTCAAAGTGGAAAGCAAACCAGTCAAAGTTTTGGATTGTTCATCCATCATGCCCTTCATACGACTCATTGCTGGACCCGCATAATTTTCAATGCCTTGCATCAGCAAAGGAACAGAGTTTTGAAGCGTCCCGTTTTCAACTTCTTTCTTGACTTGTTGAACCGATTTACCAGCAGCAGCAGCCAACGCATCCCAAGCAGGAATACCTGCGTTAGCCAACTGCATCATGTCTTGACCTTTGACAGCGCCAACCAAGTTCATTTGTTGCAACGCATAGACGGCTCGCCCGATGCCTTCGCCACCAGTACCCATAGCAGCAGTAGCGTCACCCAAAGCGGTCATAATCGGGATTACACGCTCGGCAGCAACACCTGTCGTAAGAAGTTTTGATGCCGCATCACGAAGTTGACCAAAGCGGAAAGGAGTCTTGGCGGCAAATTGTTGCAAATCTGTGAACATCGCCATGGCTTCTTCTTGTGAACCAAGCAAAGTCTTGAACGAAATAATGGCTTGTTCGTTTGCCATAGCAAAGCCAATACCCATTTTTGCGCCCATGACAGCAGCGGTTTGCATGGCTCCAGCGCCAAGCATGGCAAACTTTGAAATTGTGCTGAAGCCTTGTTGGGCAATCCTTGATGATTGTTGGACGCTGCCACCGAACTGGTTGGCAGCACCTTGAGCACGACGGAACCCGCTGACCATGTTGTCAGCGTTAGCCCTCAAATGTGCTACTACCTCAAGCATTGCCATTCGCTAGTTCATCCTCATCGTTTCTGTTGTTGCTCCCAATTTCTTATTTTGAAAAGCCCCATCCACTCCGTCATTTCTTGTGACGAAATTGCTCTATGTCCACCTGAACCGTAAAGCAATTCTCCGACTGTACGCCCTAGCGTTTCGGCTAACTCAAAGAGGAAGCGTCGGCTAGGGCTGTTGAGAAATCCTTGCCTGCCTTGTCCACTGCTCCTTCAAGCAGTCCTGAAATCCTCATGGCTGTATTGACAATCAAGTCAAGAGCAGCACCCGATTTCAACATCAATGCCTCACGGTCATTCGCATCAAACACTTGCTCACCTGTTGCGGGGTCAAAAGTGCACATGATGACAATGTCAGGCATCATCTTTGAAAAGTTCATTACGCCGTCGTTATCGGCTGCGTTTTGAATCATTGAGGTACGGGCTGCACCCGACATTCCATGAACGGCGACTGTTGTATTCCATTGTGGAATCTCAATAATCTCCGACTGAACATCGTTGCAGGACAGGATTTGGTCACGAAGGGACACGGTATTTCTCCTTGTATTGGTTAGGCGAATGTGCCTCGGGTAATGGTACCAGTCACCTGAAACTCTGCCGAGAATGTCACAACATCAGCAACAGGGCTGGATGTTTCAAATGATGTAAGGAAAGCCTCACCTGTGTATTTGATTGCGCCTGTGCCTGTTCCTTCAGGACCGTACTCAAACGATACTGAAGCGGCTTGCCCAATGATTCCAGCGAGGTGTGCGTCAAGTGTCGCATCCCAAGTTCCTGATACGGAAAGTGTTGCGTCAGACAAACCAACGAGGTATGTCTTTGCTGAGTTTCCAAAACTGGTGGTTTCACCAGTCTCAATTGAACGAGGAAGGCTGACTTCGTTGAGGTACGACGAAATATCGGTCAGCGTTCCTCCTGAGTTGTCAACTTTGAATGAGGCATTTTTGCCGTGTTTGAAAGCCATAGTGGTTGTGTCTCCTTAGCGTCTTGCGAAGTTCGCATGGTAGGTAATGGAACCCGTGGACCCAGCAAGGGTGTGCTGAACACGGATGTATCGGTTCACAGTTCCAGTTACGGTCTTGCGTTCCGAAGTCTTGGTCGCCGTACTGACGACCGAGAATGTAATGAGGTCAACCCATGTGGAGTTATCCGCAGAGTGTTGGACCTTGAATGTTGTGTTGCCGTTGCGTGTGTTGGCAGTCACATGAAGATTCGCTGCGCCACCGTTGGCTGTACTGGTTGCATTGTCGTTAGCGGTTCCGTTGCCTGTTGCTGTGACAGCAGCCAAGTCAATGAGGGAAATACCACGGTCAAGCATGTCGTTTGTTTGACCTTCAAAAGAAATAGATACGACATCTGCGACGGGGCTTGAAAGTTCGTAGGAGGTTTCAATCGCATTGAGCGTTGTAACTCTGCTACCGAGGGATAGACCCTCGGGGGCAAATGTGATAACTGAATCAGTGCTGTTACCGATGGCGGCAGACATTATTTCGTCAACGGCATCTGTAGCCCCATCAAAGAAGCCACTCATGGAGATGGTTGAGTCTCTGAGACCTACCAAATAGGTCTTGGCGTCATTTCCGTAGGTTGTCGTTTCGCCTGTCTCAACACTTTCATTGGTACTGCTCTCGTTGAGATACGCCGAAATGTCGTACTGATTGGACAAAACCTTGGTGTTTTTACCGTGTTTGAAAGCCATTATTCTGAATCCTCTGCTGTTTCGGTTGTTTCTTCTTCAACAGTCTCAGGCTCTTCATTCGCATCGCCGTCCGCAAGGGTGATTGCGCCACATTCACGAAGCCACTTGATTGACTTAGCAGGCAAGTCTGATACAACGGCACCAGCCTCGGCTCGTTTGCCGAGGTAATCAATCCCTATGTTGACCTTGTATTGCGCCATCGGTGCTCCTGTTGTCGGGCGTGGCTCAACCTCGGAGAAGGTCAAGACCACAAGGGGCACGAAATCAACCGACAACCGAGGTCACTAGGACACGCTATGCCTACTGATTGTACGGCAATCGCATAGACGGCTTGGTCTTTAGTAGGGTCAAGCCCTTCCGTGGCGACGAATCCAATGTTTTGGGCGTAGATACTGGTTGTTTTTTATACAACCCCACCCAAGAAACCCCGCTGGTGGGCGAAAGAAAGGACGGTTTGCAAGGCGGTCCTCAAAAGTCATGTATTCGTGTTTGGTTTGAAATCCAAAAACGGCGATGCGGTTTGCAATCACGATTTGCTCGGTGATGGTGGCATGGTCGGGGCGTCGGGCGAACTGAAAGCCACCGTACCCTTTCCAAGTTTGCATGGCGATTCCTAATCCACCAGCCCAATTGCCTTTGTCTTTCCAATTACCATTGGTTTCACAAATAGCAACTCCTTCAGTCCAGTATTTGACAGGAGGCGTTTTGCGGTTTTTGAGTTGTTGAAGCAGTTCAACTTCTGCTTTCCCAAGATGGGGTGGAACCACTTCTTCCGACGCTTGGGCTACGGAAGGGGTGAGAACGGATAAAGAAATGATGGAGGTGGCAACCAGTGCCAATGTTTTGTGCATAAAAATCCTTTGAACGAGTGACAGGACAGGCGTAAAACGCCAATAATCTATTCAAATGGGCACCTCCAATAAAGGCGTAATTCAGGTTTTGGGCTGAACTCGGGACACATCAGGTTTAGTGCCCCGATGTGCGTTTCGCCAGCCTACTCCAAATTAGAAGATTGTCAACTACTTGGCGTTTTTAGCCTTGCAACGGTTACACATAATCAACCATGGTCTAGTTACCTTGATGGCTAACAGCCGATTACAGCGCCAACATCGGGGAGCCTCATCCGTTGGGGAAGTACGCCCGTAGGGGTCGGGAGCGCCGTCAGTCTCCATTTTGGTGCATCGCATCGGACAAGGTGAGATTGCAGTCGGGGCACAAGAAGGCTGGCGCTGACATCCCCATGGTGTGTATCTCTATGAGATTCAGGTGGCTACAACCCTCTGATTCGCCCTCTAAAGGCTCTGTACGGCGCAAAAAGGACGCTGCAAGCATCAAACTGACCGTCAACCCCTCAAGGGCGGCTGTGGCGCTCTGAGCGTTTTTGATGGCAACGGCAAGAGCAGCCTCAAGATTATGCGGGTCTCCGCCAAGTGCTTGCTCTTTGATACTCACAGAACCCAGCCAACAAAGTCAATGCCGATAACTGGACGGTCATCGCCGTCACGACCAACTGGATAAAAGTCAGAAGTTGCCAAAACAGATAAGAGAGAAACGCCGTCTATTGTGCTGTTCCTGATTGCCCCAAGGGAAGCCCTTGCCGCCACTGCTTTTGCTCGGGCTGCTGGGTAATCATTACGGGATGCACGACAAAACACCCTGATACGAGGGCGCTGTATAGCGTAAGACGAACTTCCAAATACTTGTGTTGGTCCTACACCGTTAT